TATAAAAAATATATCCCCTACAAAAGTATTAAGCGTATAATGTGCATATTCCAAAGCGTCTGTAATTATCTTTTGACGCTCTAAAGCGTAGTTGTTCATGAATAATTGATACGCTGTTTCTAACTCACTTGAACCACCTAATTGACCAGCTGTTTTGATTGAAAATAAAGTTGGACTAATCACACTATGACCGACCATAATATCATCAATGATACTTTCTTGTGTTAATAAATATCTTTGATCTAAATTATTACCGTTTATTTGCGTAACCGTTGGAGCGTTTTCCTGACCTCGGGAAAACGTTACTACAATTCCGCCCTGTTTATCTCGATCAGTACTTTCTCCTTTTAGCTGTGCAATTAATTTTTTCTTATCATGTTCGTTATCTGGTCCACCTGTTGGTATGTTTATCATTGTGCCACCCTTGAAACTATTTACAACCTCTGAATATCTGAAGTAATTCATTTCAATAGATGCCATGATTGATTTTATAGCTCCTGAATAGGAAGGAATAGGATAAACCGACTTAGTCAATAAACCCGTTTTTTCGTCGATTATATGCTGTTTAGAACGTGAACTAACGTAAAGTAAGCATTCCTTATCTTCTAGGCTTAAATCTTCAATATTCTTAATCTTTTTGAATCCTGTTTTTTCTTCAGTTTGGTTACGTTCCTTCCAATTCTCAGAGTAATAGAAGAAACTTGAATCTTCCCCTTTACGAACCAATTCAGTTGAAACGTGGTGCGCATCCCAAAACTTTGAAATAGGATTTTTCTTAAACATAATAGCAAATGAATCTAGTAACTCAAAATCTTTCGCTACCATCAAAGTGATCTCATCTAAACTAAACGGTGCGTTACCATTTTTTTTAATTAGTTCCCATTTAGGCAAATCAGTTGTTTGAGCGTCCAGGCCACTTGAAGCAATATATTTCACCTTAGAGTTAACTATACCACCATGAATAGAACTATTATAATAAAGCCCAATTAAAAACTGTGGATAATCGTTATTTTCTCCCCAACTTACCCACGTTTGACCAGCTTTTTGCTTTTCAATAGGTAAAGGAATTTTCGCTTCTCTAAATATATAATTATCACTCATAAATTTGTTTTATAATTGTAGTTTGAGTAAAAGTAGGTATTACTGTTGCTACATTTGATTTTACTCTTGCTTTACCTTGTTCACATAAAAAGCCTAATTGGTAATTATTCTCGTCTTCAATCTCCATTTGATAAACATAGTAATTATAATCTCCCAAAGGTAAAGTAATACTAGTACCTTCATATAGATTAAATAAGTTAAAACGCTTTTTGGAAGTGGATAAATCGGTAAGATTGCAGTAGTATTCTTTCTTTGATTGTTCATTTACAAACCTAAACAACCATTTTTCAGGGTAGTTATCATTCATTTTCTCGTTAAGAGTCAAACAAATGCTATTGTTTTGGTTTTTTTCGACTAGAAAGAACACGTTTTTGTGGTTTTGTTTCGTTAAAGTTAGTAATTTCTATAAAAATATTAGGGCAAAATTTAAATAAAGTTGATTTATTTTCTTCATTTGCCACTAAAAAACCTTTAATTCGATCAATCCAAACGCTTTTTTCTTTAAATTCTTCTTTGTATTCCATAATATAAGTATTAAAAAAGGGTAGCCGAAACTACCCTAATTCTATTTAACATAATAATTATTACGATAACAATGTTAAAACGATTGCATCTGAAACCTTAGGACAATTTTTCTTCTCACGTCCTGAGAAAGTTAAAGTAACTCCGTTCATATCATCAAATTTTGTGCCTGATGTTCTATTAAACAAGAACTTACAACCATTGTCGATACCTAAAATTTCGTTAGTACCATCGTTTAATTTAGCAATAACACAAATACGATCTTTAGATAATTTTTCTAATTGTTGAATCATTGTAGCAGTGTTACCAGCTAGTTTGATGTTTCCAGTGATTTCAAAACCAGTTGAAGCGTTTTCACGAGAACCGATAGCGTTAACAGTAAAATCAGACATTTCAGCGTCAACAGTTACCGTATAGAATAATTTAGCTCCTACGTTTGCCATAGCTGAAACAGTTCCGTCTGTTCTTGTATACGTATAGTTTGCAGCTCCTGTAGTTTCGTCTCTCAAAGACCCTATGTAAAGTGTCGCAACACCACCGCTAGAGTCACAATTTAGGGCGTTAAATCCCGCACTTAGCTCACACATGTTTATATAAGTTTTAAAAGGGTAGCCTAAACTACCCTATGTTAATAATTAAGCTCTTTTAACTCTTACGAAATATTGAGGAAATACGTATTGTACACCTAATCTGAAAGAAGTGTCTACCTTCAATTTTTCGTTATAAGCGTCGTATTTAATATCAAAGTTTTCATCTTCTCTTGCGTCAACCCCTAAGAATACTAAAGCTGTAGGGATTGCAAAGATTTCGTTTTGACCATCTAATGCAGGCACTGTAATAACTTCAACGTTTGTTTGAGGTAAAATAAAACGAATAGAACCACCCTCTGAAGTGTATTGAATACGATCGTAAGCGTTAGAAGCATTCCAGTCTGAAATGATTGCTAAAGCCTCTGTACGTCCTGTGTACAATGCGATTTCCATTTGATTGTCGAAAATCTCAGCGGGGATCTTAGTGAATACTTCGTAAGCTGCATCGTAACCGTTAGAAGTTGTGATAGTAGCAAAAGTAGTAGTAGTTTTTAAAACTGCTGTATCTGCTTTCAATGCCTTAACCAAACCATCAAAATGTACTAGTTCAGTATCCAAAGACGCTGTATCACCTAACCATACTAAACGCTCAGCTTTTTTCTGTAATTGTTTAGTTAAGTATGCCATTAAGATAGTCTCAAGTGGTGCAGGAAGTTGACCCTCTTGGTTTTTCATCCCTAAAGCATTTAACACCTGAGTCATTTTAGTGTTTAAAGTTTCATTACAAAACTCAACACCCATGTAAAGTGGCTTAGTAGTTAAAACTTTTTCTGTGAAAACAACTGATCCATCTGGAGACGGTGTACACGCCGCTTTAGCCTGTAATGCTACAGATGAAGACAACAATGCAATTTCTCTAGATCCTTTTACACCCTCTTCAAGCATCAATTTCTCTAAGAATCTTGAAGTAGATATTAAATCTGGTGTAATGTTTGGTAAAGTGTTATCTTTCCATGCTGCTAGTCCAGATACATCATATCCAAACTTTTCTTTTAATGTTCTTTTAATTGACATTTTGATTTTTATTTTTTAGTTAATATTTCTCTTACTGTAAGCTCCTTAGACATTTCAACTTTTTTTCTTTCGTCTTTAAACTTACTTTCTTTTACTTCCAACAACTCAGCGAATTTTGCCTCTAACGCTGTAATTCTAGAATCTGTATCTGTGATAACTTGTTGAATGATTGCATCAAACTCTTGTTTTGACATCATTTCATTAACAGGCTCTTCTTCTACGTTTACAGCTTCTATTTTTACTAGAACACCATTCACGTCAATAGATGCAACCCATAGTTGATCTTCATATTCAACTTGATACTCACCCTCAGGCGCAGGAATTTGATTGCCTTCTTCATCTAATACGAATAAAGGTGTACCCTCAGCAAGTTCACCATCGTATTGCAAGACAATTCCATCAATAGTTTTAACTTCCGAAAAAACTATTTTGTTTTCTTCTTTTTTGAAGAAATCGAAAATTGATTTACTCATTTATTTTGTTTTTATTTTAATTTCTTTTTGGTCAAAATATCCTTCAACTGAATACCCACTAAACTCCCCCTTTTTTATCTTATTCCATACCGTAGGGTTATCAATTTTGTATGAAGCTATCCAAGTACCATTTTGTAAATTCATTGCTTTAAATTGACTTGGAATATGTGAGGGATGAGAAACGATATAACTAGATATCATGTTAACACCCTCAAGTTTTAAATCGGGGTTGTGTTCTTCGTTTACATTGTTGTGGAATCCGTTTGTGTGGAATTTCGTTCTGATTGCCTTTATTGTTTCACCTTTGAATAACACGAATCGGTCTGGATTACTTCGATAAATAGGAGTATTAGCACTCATCATTACACCCGTAACTATTCTTTTTTCTTCATTAAAGAAATACTGAATCTTTTGCTCTTTGTTAAAAGCAAAATAAGGTTTACCGTGAGCGGGTCTCAATACAAAAGCATTAAAATCAACACCTGTATCTTCTGAGTCATCGATAACCAATTCGTAAAAAGGTAACATATTAAAAGAACGTTTTTGTAAATATAAAAAATATTATGTTAAATAGTACTTATTGCATTAACTTTTTTTGTTTTGTCTTGCATTTTAGTGATATCTGAATCAACTACTACTACTTTATAGGTACTTTGAGCCTGTACATTCGTTTGTGTGCCTTGTTGTGCTGTTTGTGTTTGTTCATTTGGTCTTGTTTGTTGTGGCGGTTGTACACTTGGCATTGGTGCATTTAGTATCTGTTTCGCAGTGCTTAAAGATTTGGTAACTGTAGCAATTCCCGAAGCAATATAACCACCTAATAAAAATGGTGCCGCAGGACCACCAGCAGAAGCAGCCGCAGTAGCACCAGCAATAACATTAGAAATAGATTTTGCTGTATTGATTGATAATTCAGTAATTGCAAAAGCTTTTTGAATTGCAGATCCTTGTTTAGATAAACCAGCTAAAGCTCCAAACATATTAGCAGTTTCATCTACTAAGAATTTTTTAGAGTTGGCAAGCTCTTCATCTAGCATCTTTTGCCTATCTGCTGAGTCTTTAGCAATATCAACTAGATTCTTTTCGTGGTTAGCTTTTAATAATTCTAATTCACCAGCTGTTAATTCCTTGTTAGCTTTTTGTTGTTCATAATCTAAATTCTCTAACTCAATTCTTTTTTGTTGTTTTAGGTTAAAATCTTCTTCTGCTCTAATTATTTCAGCTTCTAACTGTGCCTTTTTGCTTGTATTTTCTTTCTCTTGTTTTGCCTTTTCCTCTTCCTCTTTTGCTTTCTTTTGCTCTTCCTCTAGTTTCTGTTGTTCATTCTTTTGTTGAATATCCAACTCTAACATTAAAGCGTCGTACTTTTCCTTTAAATTCTTTTTACCTTCATACTGTTTCACTAGTTCCTCACGTTCTCGATCATGCTTTAATTTCAAAGTCATTATTTCACGTGTATTCGCATCATCAATATTGGCAACTGTTAAATCTTCTAATTTACGTTGTAGGTTCAAACGCTCTTGTACTTCCTTTTCGTTTTCAGCTTTTATTTTATCGTTATTTTCTTTTCTTTTTGCTGAAGCATCGGTATTTGCTTTTTGTTGCTCTTCTTTTTGAGTTCTATTGTAATTAGCAGTTAAAAGGTTTTGTTCTCTTATCAACTTGTACTTTTCATCAATTAAATTATTATTTGCTTCTTTTGTTTTTGTAATTTGTTCATTAATTGATTTTACTAACTCTTTATTCTCATCCTCTAAAGCAGATTGTTTTTGAATCTTTAAATAA